GATCTTCACGGCAGCTGAGACGCCCGTGCTGACCGAAAAGTCGGTGAAGGCCGTGCCATACCAGTATTTGGTGATGGCGTCACTCGACGGATAGAGATACATGCGCACCGCTTCGCCCGACTCGGACGCCGTAAACAGGCCATCAATGGTGTCATCGAAAAAGCCCGACAAGCTGCCCTTGGCGTCTTTGAGGCCCACCACATATTGTTTGTTGGTATCTCCAAACGCCGTAACCTCCACCGTATCGACGGTGAAATCCGCCGACCACTCGGAGAGGGCGCCGACGCTAACCGCTGCGCCTGTCCCCGAAGGAGCGATGTAAACCAACCCGCGCTTTCCGTGATAACGAGCCATGCTAGTTCCTTTCGCCGTCAAGGACGGCTAACAGTTGTTTGATCCGTTCATCGAACGTATGCCCAGCTACACAGGCCGGTAGCTGCTCGGCTATGGTTATCCGCGCTTGGTCGTCGGCTAGATAGCGCCGTATCAGAGCCTCAAGCTCGTTCGGCGTGCTGAAAGTGGGCACCAGGCCCCCGAAAACCTCCGATACCTCTGCGCGGTAGTCGCTCACGAAAAACAGCCCACAGGCCGCCAATTCGTAGCATCTGGGGTTCATACTCTCCGCTAGGGCGATGTGCTCCGGATTGCGACCCCAGCTTTTTGACGTTCTGTGCAAATTCAGGCCCACCTTGGCTTTGCGATAGAGAGCCGCCGCAAAACGGTTATCTATCACATCGGCCCGCAGGTGCTTGCGCAGTGGATTACGCGACCCCACAAGCGTCCAAGAGCCATAAAGGCCGAAGTCAATGCCATCCCAGTTCACGGATTCAAGCATTTTGACCCGTTCCATGAAACCTGTGCCAACAAATACCACATCGTGGGCCGGGATTTCAGCCAATGTCTCCACATCCTGCGGCTCTGGTTCCAGGTGGTGCTTCGCCGGGTCAATCGCGTGCTGCCAGTAATAGACGCGCTTGCACATCTGCTGAAAAAACGGCACGCTTGTGCGCTCGTTCGTGAACACCACATCGGCAAACTGCGCCCCGATACCCTCGCCCTTGTCATCGTAGGGCGATTCAGTCATCAAAATCGCCAACTTGAGCCCGGCGCGCTTGAGCATGATATAGGCTTCAGGATGCACATAGGTTCCAGCGATGACGAGCACCCAATCCGCTTGATGGCGCAGCGCTTTGAGCACAATGCCCTCGCAGGCTGCATATAGGATGTCCGCCTCAGTATATGGCTCATAATGCACGCCCCGCCGCTCGTTGTACCTCCATACCCACTTGAGCCAGTCATTTTGGTACTGGATGCGACCATCGAGCGCGTATTGTACCACATCCGCCCCGGCGCGTTGCAAAGCCCCGAGCACGCCGCTATATACGTCGGCGGTTGCCCAACTCGCGCCCGGATGAACCAAAACGATCTTCACGACGGCCCAACCTCGCTAAAGTCGTGCTGTTTCTCAGGCGCAGATTGCGACTCCGCCTTTTTCGCCTTTGGGGGTTGCGGCTCTGCTTCCTGCTCATGCTCCGGGCATCTGTCAGCCAGCCACAACACGCGATGACATACCGGACAAAGCCTCGCGCCCTGTTTGCTCAGATCATCCACTATTGCACCTCTTTCGGCTTGAATCCATCTAACCCACACTGATACCAGGCCGGTGAGCCCAATCGTGGGTCTCTATATCTGTCGATCTCCCGTAGGCCCACAAATCCCGCCTGTTGCATAGCCCGCGCCAGCGTGTGGATGTCATAGCTCCAGCAATGCGGCGAATCCTGTATGGTGGAGTACAAGAATAACCCGCACACGGCATCCAGATCGCGCACGTCCCACCATCGCCCCTGCGGGAATTCCACCGCATCGATTCTGTGGTGCACATATCGCTCGCATATCTCGAAGGTATCCGGCACAACAATGCCGAGCTTCCCCCCTGGCGACAGCACTTTGAAGCATTCAGCCAGGAACACCGCCCCCGCCTCGCGAGCTAGATGTTCTAGGAAATGGCCCGCGTAAATTTCATCATAGCGCCCGGGCTGGCACGACTGAAGATGAGCGATTGCATCGGCGTGGATGTCGGCGGGCACGTCGGCGCTGTCCAGGTTGGTCCACCACAACATGGGCCATTCGCCGCAGCCGACATTGAGGCGTCGGTTGGCCGTATTCTCCAGTTCCACCTCGTCGCCCTCAAACTCCGCTTGGCTCATCAGTTTGTCCACACCTCAAAATCAAGCGCCACGTGATACCATTGCGTCTCGGGATCGATGAGGTCCACGCGCCCCACGAGCGTTACGTCACATTGAGCGCCCATTGCTCCAGAATAGCCATCCATACAGGATATGATAGTATCAGCCAGCGTCGTGGCCGCGCTATGCGAGACGGCCCAGGCGTTGATCTGGACTCGGTAGATTTTGAGCGCCGTACTGCCAAACTGTTGCTCCGTGCGCAGCGTGATGTCCTGATAGGTGATGGCGGGGAGAATCGGCTGATAGGGCAGAGCCAGCGGATAGACGCGCAAGCCCGCGAGCGCCGAAATGCCCCCATCGGTGGTTAGTCTGGTGTATAGGCCCTCGTGTAGCGTGGTCATGGCATGGCCTTTGCCAAAGCGTCACTCATGGCTGCTGCTATAGCTTGCTCGATTTCGGGCATGTGCTCCTCGGCGGCTGGGCGCATGTAAGGCCGCGCCGCCATCCGGCTAGTACCGTACTCCACATAGGCCGCGTATTCCGCTTCTGCGCTCACCACAACCGTATCATCTGGCCCGCGCGCGGTCTGAATAGAGCTGCGTAGGAATCCGGTGTCTACGGGCACTTCCGTTTTGGCATATCCCTCGATGATATACCCGCCCGTCATGAGCGCATCCTGCACCACCTGGCCGCGCATTGACTCTGATAACCGTCGAAGTTGCCGCTGGAATTGCTCCAGGCCCCTAATCTCTAGCTCGATCATCAGTCCACATCCATCAGATTGACGGTGAAGCACGTCGGCCCCATAGCCCCTACGTCATCCACACCGAACACGAGCGGCGTAGTCAGTGCCACGCCGAAACGGTGCGTGATCTTTACGCGATCCTTGGGCGTGATTGCCGTTCCCAGCGGAAGCCGCACTTTCGCGCCTATGCGCGTGATGACGCTATTGCTGCGCCATATCTCAGTCCCCTGGCTGGGCACGAACCGGCACGAGATGGCCGCGCCATCGGTAAATGTCTCGATGGGCTGCCCGTATGTGTCTGCTGTGACGCTCTGGGTCTGCACGACGCAGGTATCCCATAGCGCGTCCGCTTGGTCGGCGCGCATCATGGCCAAATCGCGAGCATCGAGGAGGCTCATCGTCGCCCCCGCTTCACACGTTTCGGCAGCCGCTTCATCTGGCGCGCGCTGGTGTGGTCAGCCCATTTCCGCGCCATTCGCGGATGCTGCGCATACATCCACCGCATTTGCGCCTTGCTCTTGAATGGCATGATGCGCGCCCCCTCGCTATCAGCTCAAGGTGTATTGCACAAAGACGTCGATGTGCGTAGCCGTTGCGATGTTCGAGCCGTTTTTGATGATAGTAAAGCCCTTGCCCGCAGTCCCCGCCACGCCGGTATAGGTGTGGACAGAGTTTGTTGTCCAGGCTCCGCAGATTGTGTTTTCGGTGAGTTGCGCCACCACCTGGCGCGAGATGAGATTCCCGCTGGTATTCTCCACCAAGTCCACGCTAGTGACATCGGCAGCCGCGCCGCCAATAGCGCGCATTCGGCAATCCAAAACAGTCACAGTGCGCCCAGCGGCATCAGCCAGGAGGATGTACCCAGCATTTACCTCTGCCGCAGTGCAACGGCGCACGATCCCCAAAACCGGCTTGGCCCCACTCACAGTAACGGGAACAGTCGCGGCGCCAACAGCCACACTAGCCGCATTGGTTGCGCCGATGCTCACAGCCGCCCCCGTACCGCCCGTAGCCGCCCCCGCGTCAATGATGACGGCCCCGGCAGTGCCCCCGGCCCCCGCACTCGCGCCCGCGGTGATATTGACTGCTCCACCTGTGCCCGTTCCCGTCGCGGCGCCGCCTGTCACATTGGCTTGCCCACCATTGCCATTGGTAGAGGCAGCAGCCCCGCCCGTGATACTCACGGCCCCGCCATTGCCCGTAGAACCGCCGCCCGAGGCCCCAGCGGTTAGGGCAGCCGTTCCGCCCGCGCCTGTGCCCGTGGCCGAGCCAGCGCCAGCCGTCACGGAAATGGCGCCGCCTGTCCCGTTGGTATGCGCGCGGCCAGCCACGAGGGCCACGGCTCCGCCATTGCCTGCGGATGAGGCAGCCAAGCCCGCAATGTCCAAGCTTGAGTCATTGGCCGCAATGGCCCCTGCCGTGACTGTTCCTGTCGCCGTCAAATGTCGCAAACCCGCCAAATCCTTATTAGCGTCCACCACGAGGCCCTTGCTGGCCTCGACCGTCCCGGGCGTGGCAATATCGCACGCTGCGTTTATCTCGGCGGCTGTCGCCGTGATGGATGTGCCATCCAGCTTGAGCCCGCTCAAGATATTCACTCCCCGGCGAAGTGTTACGCTTCTCGCCATGTCAGTACCTCTCAGTCTGTGTCTATGTAAATGATCTTCTGCGCCGTCTCATACTCGCTCGATGAGGCAGCCGCGCTATAGCCATCTTCTCGCGTGATGGCTACCGAAGTGACTCCGCCGATAGCCTGTACCTGCAATTCCTTTGCGCGTTCGGCAAAGAGACGCGCCTTGTCCCCATGCTGGATGCTCAGGCCATCGGCGGTGAAGGTGGCCTTCTTGGCGTACTTGCGCGCGAGCCAGAAGCACGCCTCCACAGCAGCGGCGTTCACGTTTGACCCGGCGCGCGTCAGGAAGTAATCGATTTGAGCGTCATCTAGCTCATAATCGCTAACATCATCGTCATCGATCAGAAATCGGACCTTGCCCCGGTTCGTCGTCAGATCATACGTGAACGCCATGTCGAAACCTCACTAGCTGATAGTCGGGTCGGTATAGGCGCCCGAACTGTTGTAGACAACCACGGCGCCAACCCGGTCTTGTACGCCAACCCCGAACTCTTGGAACACGATGGCCTCTTCCAACGGGAACTCGCGGATGTGATCGCCCTTCAGCAACACGGCTCCATAGCCATAATCGCTGCCTTGGCGCACCACGAGCGGGTTGCGGCTGTCCATTGCCCCCCAACTCTTGTACAGCGCCCAGTAAGCCGTCGGGATGCGACCCGAGGCCCGCACACGACACGCGCCGTACTGCGTTTCGATGACGCCGAGATAGCCGTCGTTCACGTTCGCCGTATCCGCCGTCATGCCGTACCGGATGAGCGGGTCGGCTCGTGGAATCCAGCCTGTTACATTCGTGGTGTTGGTCCAATCCCCGATGTCTGCATAGGCAATCAGCAGGTCATACGGCGCGTCGTAGCCATGTTCATATAGTTGAGCTACGACCGGCTCAAAAAGGGCCTGCGTGATCCCGTTGACGTTCAGGATGTGATCATGCGTGTAGGTGAACGTCCCGCCGCGGCTGGGGACAGCGATGGGGACATAATTGGCATCCGCCGTGCCGCCATCGGCCAGCGGCATTGATCGGCCCGAACCCACCGCGTCATAGGTGCTCTTGAAGAGCCGGGTGAGAATCTTCTTCTCCCAATTATCGCGGACATCCTTGATCGCCTCGGCCACGTCGGTAGTCAACTTGAATGGGCGCAGCTTGCGCAAGGCATCCCAGGTCCAGCCCAAGCCGCGATCATAGGCCACGAGGGGCAGCATGTGCCCGGTGGTCGCTCCGCGTTTCTGATCTGGACGTGCATACTCGGTGTGCACCTGCATTCCCGTCGTCGCGCCAACGCGATACTCTACGGCCATCTCGTCGGTCACAGAGATAAGTGACGAGATGAGTGGATCGGCGGTCAATTGCTGATTTGCAATGGCCAGCGCGCGTCCTACCTCGGCCACGAACTGGTCATAGGTCGTGCCATCCGCCAACCTGAACTTAGAAAGCTCTGCGGCGTCCCAGTATGTGGGAAGCGCCCATTGCTTGAGATCGTTGTAACCAGTAGCCATTTTGTAAACCTCCAGCGTCCTGCTACGAGGACGACAACAACATAGGATTGACCAATAGCTTGGTCGTGCTGATTCCGATACCTACGCGGCAAATCTTCGTTCCCACGGCGTCTTGCAATACGCCCGCGCTGTTCTTGCAAAACACGGCGAGTCCGGCGGTGAGATTTGTCCAGGTACCGCCGCACATGCCGAATTCCAGCACATCCACCTCTTCGCCCGTCGAGAAGGACACCGCGCCGTTGCTGTTAGACAGCACCAGCCCGATACACTTGGCCGTAGCCAACGCGCCAGCGTTCGTCGGCGTCACGGTATTATTGGCCGAGAGATAAACCGGCGTCCCCGGCGTGAGAGTAGTGCTTGCCGTATAGCGATTGATGATACAATGCCCGACAGGGCGAACACTTGCCGCCACAACTGTCACATCGCTTGGCATGGTTCCCCCCTAGCTTGAACTGAGCAACATAGGATTGACAAGCATGGTTGTGGTATTGATCCCAATGCC